TATTGACCACCGATCAATTACGAGAGAGGCTCGAAAAAGTATGGTTAAAACATATAAAATTATGTCAGGACAACTTCTTGTATTTTGTAAAGAATGTTTGGCCAGATTTCATTTGTAGAACCGATAGTGATCCTGATAGATGGGGACACCATCAACACATAGCACACGAATTTACTAACATATCAAAAAATAAAAAAGGAAGGCTCATAGTGAATATGCCTCCTAGACATACTAAATCAGAATTTGCATCTATATACTTTCCTGCTTGGATGATTGGAAAGAATCCTAAGATGAAAATTATGCAGGTATCTCACAACGCAGAACTTTCAGGAAGGTTCGGTGCAAAGGTAAGAAACTTAATTGACAGTGCGGAGTATAAACAGATCTTTGGAGATGTTAGACTAAGAGAAGATAGTAAGGCAAAAGGACGTTGGGAGACCAATCAAGGTGGGGAATACTTTGCAGCGGGTGTTGGCGGTTCTATCACAGGACGAGGGGCGGACTTACTTATTATCGATGATCCACACACGGAACAAGACTCAATGTCCGATAGTGCTATGGAGAGAACTTTTGATTGGTACTTATCTGGTCCTAGACAACGTCTACAACCTGGAGGCTCTATTGTACTTGTAATGACAAGATGGGCTCAAGATGATTTGACCGGTAGATTAATCAAAGCACAAAATGAACCTAAGTCAGACCAATGGGAAACAATTTCTTTTCCAGCTCTATTAGGAGATGAAGATAACTTACAACCCGTGTGGCCTGAATATTGGAACCTAGAAGAACTAGAAAAAGTTAAAGCGTCAATATCAATTAGAAATTGGTCTGCGCAGTACATGCAAAACCCCACGTCAGAGGAAGGAGCAATTCTTAAAAGAGAATGGTGGCAGCCGTGGACCAAGGATATTCCTGCGTTAAAACATGTTATTCAATCTTATGACACTGCGTTTAGTAAAAAAGAAACTGCCGACTATTCAGCCATTACTACATGGGGAATATTCACGCCTCACGAATCAGGGCCTGATGCTATTATGTTAATTGATGCAATCAAAGGTAAATGGGATTTTCCAGAATTAAAAATGGTTGCACTCGACCAATATAAATATTGGAGTCCAGAGACAATTATTATAGAAGCTAAAGCTAGTGGACAAAGTTTATTACAAGAACTAAGACGAATGGGTATCCCTGTTATGGATTACACTCCAGGAAGAGGACAGGACAAACACTCACGGGTCAACGCCTGTGCTCCAATATTTGAATCTGATCAAGTATATTATCCAAGAGACGAACATTGGGCTCAAGAAGTGATTGAAGAATGTGCTGCGTTTCCTCATGGAGAACATGATGATTATGTGGACAGCACCACCCAAGCTATGTTAAGATATCGACAAGGTTCTTTTGTAACTACTTATTCTGACGAGGATGAGGTTGAAAGTTATAAAGAACGTAGATACGTATATTATTAATCAAAGGAGAAGACATGTCAAAATTTAAGAAAAAATTAAAGAAAGCTGCACTCGCTGGTATAGCGTTATATGGTGCATCTAAAATGTTAGGAGCACAAAAAAAGATTGTTCCAACAGGAGCCCCTGCAGGAGCTAAGACTCCATCATCATCAAAAATTAATGCTAAGAAGAGAGTAATAGATCTTGGGCCTGATACAAAAAATCTTGTTGGTAAAACTACAAAGACAACTGTTGATAAAGATGCTTTACCAAGAGAGATAGAAGAAAAAGCTTCTAAGATAAAAGCAACACAAAAGAAAATAAATAAAGCTGTTGTGAAAAGAAAAACAGAAGGAAAACTTTCACCAACTATGCCAAAATCTGAAAGCCAATATAACGCCATGACAAAAGAAAATTCTGGTTTAGATATGTTTGGTGGTGCCAAAAAAGGTAAAATGATCAGAGCACGTGGTGGTGGATTAGCTAAAGGCGGAATGAGACCAACTAAACTTTATTAATTTTTAAGATGGCTGAAATTGAAAAGGCTCTAATTGAAGAGACGGATAGTCTTGAAGAGCAAGAAGTAGATATTGAATTAGAAGGCGAAGAACCTGAATTAAAAGTTCAGGACTTTGCTGATGCAGCTGAATCTTTTTTTAAAAATATTGCAGAAGATTTATCTGATGATGTTCTACAAAGAATGTCTAATCAGTTATTAGATGATTATAAAAAAGATAGAGTCTCAAGAAAAGATTGGGAAACATCTTACACAAATAATTTAGATCTTCTTGGAATTAAACACACTGAGATGACTAGACCGTTTAAAGGTTCGGCATCCGTGACTCATCCACTATTATCCGAAGCCGTAACATCATTTCAAGCACAAGCCTATAAAGAATTACTTCCATCTTCGGGACCCGTTAAAACAAGAGTTCTAGGGGTAGAGGATAATGAAAAAATGAATCAAGCACAAAGGGTGCAAGATTTTATGAACTACATGATCACAGAAGAGATGGAAGAGTATACTCCAGAGTTTGATCAGTTATTATTTTATTTAGCATTAGCAGGATCCGCATTTAAAAAAGTTTATTATGATGAAGTAATGCAAAGAGCAGTATCTAAATTTATTCCTGCAGAAGATTTAGTAGTTCCGTATTATGCAACTGATTTAATGGAATGTGAAAGAATTACTCATGTCATTAAAATGGGAGAAAATGAAATCCTTAAAAAACAAGCAGGTGGATTCTATAGAGATGTAGAACTTAAACCTACTGCAAGTGGTCCCACAGAGATTGAAAAAAAATATCAAGAGTTAGAAGGAGTAACCCCTTCAACAGATAAACAATATTCATACTCAGTTCTTGAGATGCATGTTGATTGTAATCTAGAAGAATTTGAAAATACTAATTCAGAAAAAGAAGTTAAAGTTCCTTACATTATTACAATTGATGAAGGTTCAGGAGAAGTTTTATCTATCTATCGTAACTACGCTATGGAAGATGAGACTAAAAAAAGAAAAGAATACTTTGTACATTTTAAATTTTTACCAGGATTAGGGTTCTATGGTTTTGGATTAACCCACATGATAGGTGGATTATCTAGAACAGCTACACAATCTCTAAGACAATTACTAGATGCAGGTACATTATCTAACTTACCTGCGGGATTTAAGTCTAGAGGTATAAGAATCAGAGACGATGACCAACCATTTCAGCCAGGAGAGTTTAGAGATGTGGATGCACCTGGGGGTAATATCAAAGATCAGTTTCAAATTTTACCATTTAAGGAACCATCAGCTACATTATACCAATTAATGGGCTTTGTTGTTAACGCAGGCCAGAAGTTTGCAGCGATAACTAACATGGATACAGGTAATGATATGCAAAATAGAGCTGTTGGTACGACTGTGTCCTTATTAGAGCGTGGATCGAGGGTCATGAGCGCAATACACAAGCGATGTTACTACTCAATGCGTAGAGAATTTAGACTATTATCAAAAGTATTTGGTACATATCTACCACCTATCTACCCATATTCAGTATATGGTGCAGATCAAGCAGTAAAACAAACTGATTTTGATGATAGAGTAGATGTTATACCGGTTGCCGACCCTAATATCATGAGTATGGCACAAAGAGTAACACTTGCTAACGAAAATTTAAAGATTGCTATGTCAAATCCTATGATGCACAACTTGAGAGAAGCATATCGTAGAGTATATGAAGCATTAGGGACTCAAGATATAGATCAACTACTTATTCCACAAGAAAATCCAGTTCCTAAAGACCCTGCTACAGAGAATATGGAAGCATTAATGCAAAAACCATTAAAAGCATTCCCAACTCAAGATCATGAATCTCATATTGCTGCACATGCAGCTTTTATGTCTACAAGAATGGTTCAAATTAATCCTCAAGTGTACTCAGCTCTACAAGCACACATATCTGAGCACGTTGCACTACAAGCAACAGGAGAAGTTGGTGCAATGGTACAAGAAGATCCTACTATTCAACAAATGTTAGAGCAAGATCCAGAAGCAGCTAAACTTAGAACGGATGCTATGGTTGCACAAAGAGTTGCAGAGATAACTACACAACTTGCACAAGGTGAAGCTATGGGCCAACAGAAAGATCCACTAGTTGCATTGAAAGAAAGAGAGTTAGATTTGAAAGCAATGGATCTTCAAAGAAAATCAGAGCAAGATTTTAACGGTAATGAAATTAGAGAAAACGAAATTGATGAAAGAATTGATTTAGAAAAAATGAAACTAGAAAACAATGAAGATCAAGCAGCAGAGAGAATTAGAATTGCAGAAGAGAAGCTTGAGATTGCTAGGGCAAAAAAAAGAGGAGGTAACAGATAATGTGGTTATCAGCTATTAAACTTGCAGTCTCTGCAGGATCAAAAATTTACGCTAATAAACAAAGAACTAAAATAGCAATGTCAGATGCACAATTAATGCATGCGTCTCGTATGGCCGAAGGAAAAGAAGCTTACCAAGGAAAACTTTTAGAAGCCAGACAATCAGACTGGAAGGACGAGGCAGTTTTGATAATTTTAAGTTTGCCCATAGCAATTTTGGCTTGGGCAGTCGTATCGGATGATCCGACAGCGATGGACAAAGTAAAATTGTTTTTCGAGATGTTCTCGCAGCTTCCGAGCTGGTTCACAAATTTATGGATTCTTGTCGTGGCGAGCATCTATGGCATTAAGGGAACTCAGATCTTTAGAGGTGGAATGAATAAGGATAAAAAATGAATCTAGAAAGAGATCTACAAAAACTTAAAAAAGAAAAACAGATGAAAGAATCTGCTATTGCTCAACTAAGAAAAAGAAGTAAAGATTCTATAGCTAGACCTAGAGCAGAAAAAAACATTCTATCAAATAATCCAGAGATGCAAAAAATATAATGATAACTTGGTTTGTAAAAAAAATATATCATTATTCAACTGCTTTAACTTCATGGTCATGGACTTGGCTTTATGGTAAGCGTAAAAATGATAAAATAGATTACTCTAAAGTAAGCAAGGGTGACCTAAAAAAACTTCAAGCACAAGGCAAAATAAAAAGTATTTACTTTCCTTACAACTAGTCTATAAAACCCTAATGATAAAAGGGGATAGTACAGAATACGAAATACTTCAAGAAGCTTGTCAAACATTAGATACTGACGATTTATTTACTGCAGAAATAGGTGTTAGAGAAGGAAAAGGTTCTAAAATTATTCTTGATAGCTTTAAACACAAAAAACATTGGCATATTGGAATAGATCCTTATGGTAATTTAGACTATCAACATTATGATGATACTGGTTCATACACTTGTGATTACACAAATGATATGAAATTACAATTATTAAAAGATTTAGATTACTCAAATTTTACTTTGTTTCCTTTTGGTGATGATGAATTTATGAATAGGTTTTTTGATGGTGTGCCTATTTACAGAGATAGAAAAAAGAAAATTAAAAACAAATATGATCTTGTTCATTTCGATGGTCCACATAAAACAGTTGATGTTATTAAAGAAGTAATCTTCTTTGGGGAAAGATCGCATGCAGGAACAGTATTTATATTTGACGATTATCCTAAATTCAATATAGATTTAATTTTAAGAATTATAGTAAATAATTATGGATTTATGTTACTTAAAAAAGGTAAAAACAAAATAGCACTAAAAAGAAATTGATGCTTGATTATCACACTAAAGAACAGATTGTTAATGTAATTAATAGATCAATTAAAGATATCAAAGACCATCTTTGCTATGGGGTTGAAACGGTTGACCAACTGATGTATGCTCGAGGCAGACTCAGCGCCTTAGAAACGCTGCTTCAGGATATTAAAAACCTGCAAAAGGAGGATAACGATGGTACAATTGATAAAACCTAAACTTACAGATTTCGGTAACGAAAAAAATAAAGAAGAGGTT